AAGATTCTTAGAGAAAGTAATATTAGGATAAACTAAAATCCTAATAGTCTTTGCATATTTTTGGTCAGTGAAGAATTTAGCTAGTGTCATCTTATTATATCAATAGAGTCCATATTATTAATATCCCAAGTTTCTAATTTCGATCTAAGTCTTCCATCTTCTTTAAGGTTTTCGTACCTCTTAGAAGCCTTCTTTCTCCACCAAGATACAATCGAATCAAGAGAGAACCTATCGTAGTTCTCAGCCTTAACAAGCGTATCTGTGTTTCCCAAAATAACTTCTCTAGAATTCTCGAAACCATAAGTGGACATATAAAATCTTTTCTGAGTAGTAACATCTTGGCGAGATTTAATAAACTCAAGAAACTCAGTATACTTTACAGGATGATGTTCTTTAAGAGAATTCTTAATGATAGAAATCATCTTAGTTTGTATCTTAAGTTTTCTACTAGAAGCACCTCTATGAATTAATTGTTCACCACCATTCTTTTCAATAAACCATTTGTTTAAATTGTGGTAGATAGAATCTGGTAAAGTTAAAAGAAACTTAGATTCTGTATCACCCCTATAACGAATATAAGGTTTTAATCCATCGTACTGACTAGTACCTTTTATGTTACCATATAATGAAGTAGTTTCAAATAAGCACATTTCAGTATCATACTTATTATTTAGCATCTCTCTTACTTCATGACAAGAACATATCAATGAAAGTAATTTACCACCAAGATAATTAAATCCAAATGGTTGAGCAGGAACAATAATAAAACCCATAATGGCTCTCTTATTGAATATAGTAAGATCAGGAACACCACCAAGCCACTGGTTACGTGGTTTAGAATTAATAATAGGTGATCCCAATTTAATAAACCCTACAACTTTTCCTGTAGTAGTTTCTTGTATCATTAACTTCATTTGTTTGCCAGGCGCATCTTCATATGTAAAAGAAGCAACCAACTCCAATAAAGTATTAAATGTAGAATGATCTGGTTGAACTATTTTAAAGTTCATATCTTCAGGATGAACAGAGAAATCCTGAAACAAACTATCTTCATGAGAAACGCCAAAGAGCGTTGGAGGAATTTCCTTCAAACGCTCAATCTTTTTCATGCGAAAATAATCATCAATGCGACTTATACCACCATAAGCCTCATTGATCTTACCAACTGCATATAAAGTATCTTGTTCAGATAGTATCATTCTTTATCAATAACCTCAACTTTAATTGTACCACTTAAATGGTCTGCAAGTCTATGATATGCAAACGCAGTAACTACTTGTGGCACTATAAAAGCAACCATAGCAACTATCCAAAAGAAGTAATAATAATTTTCTTTGTTTTGTGTTCTCATTTGAATTTACAATCGCACATTAGTTCGGTAAGACAAGCAAGTGTATTGACCTCTTGATCAACAGCAAATGCAGCCTGATATTGATATTTAGCAAAGATCAAAACCGCTTGTGGAACTGATCCAGGCTCTAACGTAACGTACATATTTTCATACACTTTCCTAAAGACATTAGCAGGATCATTATCCAAATTCTCAACCACCCATTTCCTAACCTTACCAAAATCTTTCTCCTTCATATCCTTCGCTAAATCTTTCATATTAACATCAGACATTGATGATAATATTCCTGTATCTATATTACCTATAGAAGCATATCTCTGAAGTTCATTTAATACTCTTCTCCAATCTGGAAAATAACTCTTTATAACTTCTGCAACAACCTTCTCATCATAGGTAACACCTTCAAGATCTAATATCTCTTTAACTCTATTAAAAAATACACCAGCTAATCTAACCTTTTCCTTACCACCAATCGAAAAATCAACTACAGCACATCTAGAATGAAGTGGTTCTATAATCTTATTCTTATAATTACATGTAAAAATAAATCTACAATTATTATGATAAGTCTCTATATTAGCACGTAAAAGTAATTGAACATCAGAAGTAGTATTATCAGCCTCATCTATAATAATAACTTTTGGTTTACCATTACCCTGTAAGGAAACAGTAGATGCAAAGTTCTTAGCATGATTTCTAACTGTATCTAAAAATCTACCTTCATCAGATCCATTAATAACATAAACATCAACACCCATCTCATTACACAAAGCTTTGGCAACAGTAGTCTTACCAATGCCAGGCGGCCCAGAAAGCAATAGGTTAGGAACCTCACCTTTTTCTATAAAACTTTTAAGCGTACCTTTTATATTCTCAGGAAGAATACAATCATTAATTGTCTTGGGTCGATATTTTTCAACCCATATAAAGTCACTCATTATTCAAAAGTTGTAAGTTTTAAATACTTCTCATACAATTCACCCATCTTAGGTTCCATTTTACGAGACTTCCACATCTGCCTTAACATAAGTTTAAAGTCATCCATAGGCACTACTATTGAAAGAGACCCATTAGTATAAGGAGGTTCAGGTAAAGTCATCATCCAAAAGTAGAATCAGGTTCTAAAGCAATCAAATAAGATAAATTCCACTTATCATGAACAAACTGAGATATATTTGCAGTTGATACTTGTACGTTATAAACGCCAGGCATAATCTTTAAATTCTCAACCTTAAAATTAAAACTAAAATTCTTATCTGTATTACCAACCTTAACAGAGAAATTATTAGAAGTATCATTGTTCTTAGTACGAACAACTAAATTAATCTCTGTACCATCACCAACTAAAGATAAATCTGGTAACTGATATACACTAGCAGCACGAAGCAAAGAAGATAATACTTCTTCAGTCAATGTGAATTCTACATCCACAGTAGGAAGAACAATATCTTTCTCTGGAGGAGCTGTAATCACACTAGGATCAGAAAAGAAATACTTGACCTTAGACTTACCACTATTAATCAGAAGATAAGATGGATCACTAAAATTAAAATCAGGATCCTTAAAAAGTGATAACCCACCAAGAAATTCATTTAGATCATAGACTGCAAAGTCATTATCAAAGCTCTCTGGACATTCAAACTTTGCAAGTATATTCTTAGCAGGAGAAATAGTACGTATAGTATTACCCTGTTTTACCACCAATGATGAATTAATGGTAGAAAAGTTTTTAAGAATGTTTAGTGTTTCAGTGGAAATTTTCATTTGTCATAATCAACAGCAAAAGCAGATGTTGTACCTGCGGTTATAGAATCGGACTTCTCACGTTTATCGTTGAAGTGCAATAATAGTATACCATAATGAATAATCTTTATGATATCTTTACGTGCAGATCCTTTTCTGTCATAACGTGAAGCATACTTTAGAACATTACTTCTACAAAACGCTTCAGCGTCACCTACAGAATCAATGAGGTCAAGAGTCTGTACATTTCCTACAGAATAATGACCTCGGTATGTATTTGCAATGTATTCAGAGATCTCTTTTAGATACTCCTCCTCATTGTATTTTCTATTCATAATGAAGGGAATTATTATCCTTCATTATATGCCATGTCTTCGGCTTTGTCAAATGCATCATCAAGAGTTTCCTCTTCAGGAGCAAGGATCTTATCATAAAGATCTATGAATGACTGTTTAGTATCATCATCAAATCTATTCAAGCAAACATTGATTGCTTTCTGTTCATCACCAAAGATACTATAAGCACGAATTATATGTACTAACCTACGTGTAGAAATTACTTCATCTACACCACCTTCATTAAAGGTTTTTCTAATAATCTCAGCCCATGTAACTAATGCATTTGTAAAGGTATCCTTACAACAGTTATACTCTGTACAATAGTTAGTAAGTATCTTAGTTTCTATTGTAGTAGATGGATATTCCTGTTCAAATGTCAAAGCAAATCTCTCAAGGAATGCTTCATTAAGTACGTTAGTACCAATGAACCTACCATCGTCAGATCCTTTACCCTTAGTATTAGCAGTAGCAACTACAGTGAAACCAGCAGCAGGTCTTACCCATTTACCGATCTTTTTGAGGAACACACCCTTACCTTCAAGTATGGATTGCAAGCAGAGAATCTTATTAGAGGCAAGGTCGATTTCGTCCAGTAAGAGTACTGCTCCCCTTTCAAGAGCCTCAATGACTGGGCCATTATGCCAGACGGTATTGCCGTCAACAAGACGGAAACCGCCAATAAGATCATCTTCATCCGTTTCAATCGTAATGTTTACTCTAATCATTTCACGATTCAATTGAGCACAAGCTTGCTCAACTCCCATTGTCTTACCATTACCAGATAATCCAGTAATAAAAATTGGATAGAAATGGCGTGAAGAAATAACTTTCTTTACATCTCTAAAGTTTCCAAATGGAACAAAGAACTGATCTTTATCAGGAACTAAGTTATTACTCTCAACTGTTCCACCAGTCATTGTCTTAAAGTTTTCTTCAAGTTTTTCTTTAACAGTCAATTCATATACACCCCGACCAGTCTTGTAGTTTTTCATTCTAGTACAAGCTGTCGATAGGGAAATTCCGATAGACTTGGCGTACTCAGTTAATTGCTTACGTGTTACAGTGGATCCGTATCTGTTGTTAAGATCGGAAATCATCAAGTCAGTGGAAATGGTCATTAATCTTTTTGGTTATGTGGCTATTATAGTATGGATGGGCCCAGATGTCAAGCAATTTGGGCCACAAATTTAGATAAGATTATCTTATTAAACATCTTAGTTTTCATATATTTTTTAAATTGGTTACGGATCTTACTCTTAGTCGCACCATTCTCAGCTTGTATAACAGCTCTCTCACCATTGAAATCACTAGAAGATTCTAAAACATATAATTCATTATAACCAAGACTATCAATAATAAAATGTTTATTCTTTGACCACTCTCTACGATAATTAGTATCGTTCCTATTAGTAGCACGAATAATATGTTTTATATCAGAAGATTGAGATAGACGGAAACCTATAACATTTGATCCAGTAATCCATTTATAGTACTTAATGAAAGCAGTAGTAATAGCATATCCTCTAGATTGCCAATTAGTTCCCTTTCCAATATCTATCATGGAATAACCAGTCTTAGGATCTTTAAAACACATAACAGATTCATAATAATTATATGCTAAAGATTTTCTACTAAGATATGTTTTTTCTTGATCCTCTAAATCTCTTCTTCTTCCAATAACAGGATAGTTTGATTCACCATCTGTAAGGAATACAGTATTAACTTTATCTACCTTATGTGCTGATTTAAACTTTTTAAAGATATAAGGTGCAGCAAGAATAGATTCATTAAGTGGTGTACTTCCTAAACTATATGGACAGTAATGAGAGCGTCTTACTAAAGACTTCATAAGAACCCATATTCTAAACAAGTGTCTATCAAAATCAGAATGTTTAATCTTACTACTATACAATTCAACTAACTGAAAATTATTTGGTACTACTATTTCATTATCAAGTTTAACTTGATAATCTTCATACAAATCATAATGGCGTGTATCTGTAAATGCAAATACCTGACATGGAATACTAACTTTCTTACAAAAAGATATAAGATTAATTAATTGTTTTACAGCACCTTCAATATTCTCATGCATTGATCCAGACCAATCAATGTACATAATTAAACCATGATTCTTACCAGTTGGCACAACTGTCTTCTTTAAAAAGATATCATCAGTCCACTTGTATGAAAATAATTTATTTGTATTAATAACACCTGTCTTATTAATCTGTTCTCTACTATACTCACTAGCTTTCTTTTTCATTTCAAATTCTTTTACCAAATAAGAAACTGCTTTCTTACTATCAACTTTAAATTGTGTAAAACTACTAGTCCATTCTTCTACACATTCTTTCATATATGGAATATTGACTCCTCTAATTTTAATATCCATATCTATACTACTAAGCATACCTTCCATTATCTTAGAAAATTCATCTACAGTCTGAATATAATCATCCCAATTAACTGTTGGTGGACTTATATAAACATGATCTTTACCATCATTACTAATAAGTTGTTGTTGATTTCTGCCCCATGCTTCATCTGTTTTTGATTCAAATTCATCATCTCCATTATCTTCAAACTGATCATCATAATCAGTCTCATCTTGACCTATATTAGGACGTTCATTTTCTTCTAGTTTACTTTCTGATTCTGTTTCATCCTCATTCTTATCTTCTTCTTTATCTTCACCTGAAGCCTCCATTGTAGGATCTCCAGATATAGATGGATCTATTTCAGTACCAAAATTAGTTTCTTCTTTCTTTTGATTACTCTCAACATATTCTACGATATCTTTACATACATCTAATACATCTTGAAATGATTCTGTTTGAGCAACTTTTCTAACAAGTCTATTCTCTTCATCATTATGGAAAGGTATTAATGTAGAAACATCATGAAGACCAATTTTAAAATATAGATTAATACGATCTATGAAATTCATTTCATTAAGATCAATCTCATTTATCTCGAAGAAATCACGAGCATTTAATTCTTTATATCCAGCAAAGAAAGACTTTACTAAGCCAGGATATTTGATTTTCATCTTACGTTCTATACGTGCATCCTCAACAACATTCACAAATGATTGTGGAACGCCAGTGTTATGAAAATCCCAGTTAGGAGTGTATATTGCATGTCCGACTTCATGACCAACTAATAGGTCATATACATTATTAGTAATCTCTTCCCATATTGGTAAATATAAAACCCTAGTTTCTACATTGAATGAAGCCGTAGAAACTTTACGGTGTTCGACAGTTAAGTTTTCTGTTGCGAGGAGTTTCGCCAAATTACTTTTAACTTGAGTGGTAGGCATGTTCCTCTTTGGTTATATGGCTATAATACCATCCACAGAGCCCAGTGTCAAGGATTCTTTGATAAGTATTTCTTATGGATCTTTCCCAACCTATAAAAACCGTGTTCTGATCCCCATGCTTGCTTACCAGTTTCCACACTGACACCCTTGTCATACACATTATAATAATCCTTGGCTAACTCAAATCCATTATCAATATATGTCATCACACCATTTCGTTCAACCTTACAGTTACATCCTTCTATAGATCCTTTAAACACTTCATCATCAAAAGTAATTATATTATCACATCCTTCCCTATACTCAATAGTATCTTCACTAATCATATCTAAATTACGAAAACCAATATGAAGATCACCATGTACCCTATAAGTTTTATTAATTATCTTATCACCTTCCTGAGTTGGCTTTGAAACAAACTGTCTGTATGGATAGGTCTTCCAAACATTCTGTTGTTCTCCATAAAAAAATCCATTGTCCAATTTCACATGTGTAATTCTCACATAAATGAAATGAACTGGGCGACCAAAGGCTTGTTCTCTATTATCAAAAACACCCTCATACCATTCATTAAATTTTTCAATCATTTTCTTTTCTTATCCTTTTCTACTGAATTAACAGCTAATTGTTCTACTAAAAGATATAACCATATAATAGATAATACTATTATAGCAAATACTCTAATAGAACTAGGTGAAGTGTCAATCATCTTCCATACCCCAATTCCATATACGTTTTAAAAACTTGGCAATTCTATAGAGAATGTTAAGAGAATTGAGTCTCATAGTGCTGTAGCCCTACTAAAGTTTTTAACTTTCTCATAATTTAGAACACGATCAAATTTATCATGTAGTAATTCACCCTTATGAGAGATAATAAAGATATTAGTATCTTCATTACCACCACGTATAATCCTCAAGAAATCTTCTGTACCAGCCACATCAAGAGAAGAATCAAATACTTCATCTAATATTAGTAAATTTGTACTAGCAGAGTTCTTTAGTTTAGCAATCGCTCTCCATGTAAACATTAATGCTAAATCAATTCTCATCTTCTCACCTTCACTAAATGATGGGTATGTAAAGTCATCTCTATATCGAGATTTTATACTTTCATTAAACTCTTCATTTAAAGTAAAGTTGACATAAAAATCTAGTGATTGAAGATATTTATTAATCAACTGATTCATTACTGGCAAATATTTACGTATGATCATAGATTTGATACCAGTATCTTTAAGAAGATTGGAAACTACATCAAAAGATACTTTCTCTTCTTTCTTAGATTTAAGTTCTTTATGAAGAGTCATACCTTCACTAGCTAATGCCGTAAGTTTTTCTTTCTCGGCATCTATATCATTTGTATTCTCTTTAATATCTATAATCTCTTGTTCAATTTCTGATATCAATTTCTTTTTAGATTTTATAGAATTAAATTTACTTTTAACTTCCCAATTAAGATCAGATATATCTCTATTAATTTCTACTTGTTGTTCTATAAGATTATTTGTATCTTCTACCTTCTTCTGATATTCTTCTACTATTAGCTTAGTCTCTTCTATAATACGATCTCCATCTTTTAATTGTTTCTTTTTAAGTTCTTTACTTAATACCTGTGTACACTTTGGACATTGATCATTATCAATAAAGAAATCTTGATCCTTCTTTGTTCTTGTAATAACATTATTACTTGTATTTAATTTCTTTTCTAACTTTTTTAATTCTTTATCTAAACCCTTAAATTTAGTTAATGATTCTGTCTTAATTTCAACTGTAGTAAGATTTTTTTCTATATCAGCATCAATACCAGCTACTTCACCAATAAGTTCTTCTATCTTAGTTTCTTTTTGGGTAACAGTTTTCTTAGCAGACTTTTCTAAAGATTTAATATGACTGCTTTGCATCTCAGTCTTTTCTTTTATAAAAGATATACTACGTTCACTATCTCTTATAACATCATTTGTACTTTTAATACGTTCTTTTAATAGTACATTCATAGTAGAAAATATACGAATGTCTAATAGATCCTCAATAATCTCTCTTCTTACTGGAGCACTCAGTTGCATAAAAGGTACAAATGATGCACTACCTAAAATAACAATCTGAGTAAATGACTTATAGTTTAATTTTAAAACAGATTGTTCAAGCCACTTCTGTTGATCAGCTGCATGTGAAGACTGATCTAATAGATTATCATTCTTATAAATTTCAAACAATGATGGTTTTATACCACGCCTAACTTTCCACTCAACTGATCCAATAGAAAATACAACTTCTACTACACAATCCTTTTCATTTATACTATTAACTAACTGACTCTTATTAATTTTACGAAATGACTTATTAAATAATGCAAAAATAACTGCTTCAATAATAGTACTCTTACCCGCCCCATTCTGTCCTACAATAAGAGTAGTACCATGAGAATCTAGATTAACTTTAATAGGGTTATTACCAGCAGCAAGAAAATTTTTATAGGAAACGCTTTTAAATAAAATCATGAAATTCAAATTTGGGGGGGATTACAAAGTCATCAGGGGTAATAATCACGTAATTATACCCGAATCTTCTACATGCCGCAATGGCCTCTTCATCTGGTATATCTTCTATAGCCATATCTGGAAAATCATCTGCTTCCAAAAGACCCATATACCTTACTGCATCATCTTCATTTTGAAATAATTGCAGCACCTTCTCACCATGTTTTGTGATTACAGCATAAGCTCCTTCAGCTTCATCTTTCTCTTTCATGGTGAGTATAAACATTATTGTACCTCACAGGCTTCTACGTAGATGGATTTAATAATATCTTTTATACTATTCTTATCACAATGTATATCTTCAGTATCCTCTACATATTTATTTAAAATTGATAATGTATCTTCACATTCAATACTTTGATCAGCACTTTCAAAATCTAAGGATTGATCCTCAATAATTTTAAGATCATGGATACCTATATCATATAATCTTTCTACAAATTTTTCAAAAGCAAAATTACTTTTCTTCTTATTAACTATCAATTTAATATAAGTATTCTCATACTCAGTTAAGTTCATAGTATTATAATTTGTCTTAGTATCATCGTAAAATATCTTCCTAAACATTCTATATGGATTTTTAATAAATCCTAACTTCATTGTTTCAGGATCAAACAAATGAAATCCTCTATCATCAGCATAATCATTCCAATACATCTCATAAGGATTTCCAAGATATCTGATATTTCCTCTTTCAGATCTATGATGAAAATGTCCAGATAAAACATATTCAAACTTAGAAAATAAATCTTGATCTATATTACCACCACGAAAGAAATGGCCTGGATAAGCTTGATAACCATTTATCTCAAGATGACCCATAGCAATCTTTGCATTAGTTCTATTAATATGATCAAAGACATGTTCTTCATTCTCTTGATTAATCCAAGGTATAAATGTAATCTTTCTTCCTTCTACAACAAGATCTTGAATCTCTGTAATAATTTCTATATTATCAAATGCTCTATCTAATAATAACTCTGGTGTATTAATTCTATTTGTATTCTTATAGTATGCAGTATGATTTCCAATGATCATTTTGACCTGTATACCACGATCATACAATCTTTGGAAATAATGTTTCTTTATTCTATACCAAGCAGCAAGATCTATATTCTTACGATTATCAAAAGTATCTCCAAGATCTAATACTGTTTTTATCTTGTACTTATCTAAAGCAGGAAAAAATATATCATCATAAAATTTCAGGAAATAATCCCAGAAGACTTTAGAATTTTTCCTACCGTCTAGATGTTGATCAGTTATAATTGCTATTGTCATCTATTCACTTTGATTTCAAGAGTCTCTTTAATACTATTCATCTGAGATGAATCATATCCCATTGCAGAAGAATCTGCACTAAAGACTTCATCAAATCCAGACTTCTCTAATATACGTGTCTTGATATCAAGCTGTTTCTTTTCTCTTTGAATCCTACGTAAAAAGGCAAAATAAGTTATCTGTGTAAAATAAGCAAAAGGGTTCTTTGACTTCTCTGGATCAAAGTTATCAATGTACTGCAAACAATTCTCTATACCATCACAAATCATGTCATCCTTAAACATATAGTTGACAAAATTTGGTCTATATGATAAATGTGTAGCTATCTTTAAAAAACAAGAACCAATATATTCAGGAACTTTTGGTTTCGGTTCTTCATTTTCACGAGCTTTAATTACCTTAGTTCGATATACGACCATCGCTTCTAAGAATTCTTTATTATTCACATAATGTTCTTTTTTCTTTGCAGCCATTATATCCTTTCTAGGTGTACATACTATAACATATTTTAAAAGACTTGACAAGTGGCTAAATTCCCTGTAGAATAACTCTGTCAGGGTTCAAGGGTTGATATAGCCTTTTTTAAGAGTCTTTAAATATCTTTTCTAAACAGTTCCTAGCGTCCTGTACTTTTACTTTAAACCCCATTTCTTCAGTTAAATCTAATCTATTAATATCTGTGTCTGGACGTTGATTTGGATCTTCTACGTAAGTTAAATATTTCTTTAAAGTTCTTTTATATATTTTTAATAAGCGATCATCGGATTCATATACAGTGATCGTTTTTGTTCTGTCTATGAAAAACATTTCTTCTTTAGAGAACTTAGCCCAAGGGCGCAAATCAAGTTTTACCATATCTCCGCCAGGACTTTGTATCTGAGTTTCAGTTACAACAAATGGATACTCAATTATAAATCCATCTTGTTCATCATCACACACTAAAACTTTACCAATGATACTTTCATTAGTTATAAGTTTTATAATGCCTGTAAATTCCTGATGTTGCATCAATTCTTTCTCCTGAAGTTAACGGGAATAATTTCATAATTAAAATTTTCTTGAGAATATGTTTTAACTCTTTCTACTAAATGATTTAATGTATAATTCTTTCTTTCTCCTTTAGAAAAGTCATCAGCTATATCAAATAACTTTGCTACTTCTTTTCCAGTGCCGATCCGAAGTACCCTTCCGATTGACTGGAGGTTTCTGATTCTGGACTTACTGGGGCTTGCGAACACGATATTGTGAAGACGCTTAATGTTGATACCAGTACTAAAAGTACCATAGGACGCAATGATGATAGCATTGTTTTCTTGCTCCGTGATTAATCTTACTTGTTCTCTATC